GGTTTTCATCACGAGATGGCCTTCGCGTTCCGAGGCGTTGATGTCTTCGACCTGGATGACTTTGAACATGGGAGTGACCTGCAGGTCACGTTCGTCGATAAGTACGGCTTCAGTCATGGATGGACGCTCCAATTAGAGAAAATAACGGGGGAAGCCGAAACCTCCCCCGCGTGACGATCAAAGTGTTGAGCCCTTCTTGGCCCAGAAGTAATCGCCGGACGTTACGCCTGCAATCGGGGCGTAGAAACCGCCCGAGCCTGCAGCCGCGGTGTAGGCAGGAACCGTAATCGATACCTGCGTGCCCGGAGCCGATGCCGCTGCGACGTTTGCCGAGGCGCGGACCCAGACATAATCAAAGCCGTCATCACCGGTTTCCCGCGTGCCCACAACGGGGCTGACGAGATCCGGGTTATCGTACCAGACTTCACCCGGGGTAACCTGCTGGTGCAGATCCGGGCCAAGCTGGCCAGTGGTGCGGAAAGGTGAAGTAACCATTTTTCAATCCTCTCGGTTAGGCCGTGATGGCGCGATAGGTGAAGAGCGGGTTTTCGAGGACAAGCTGTCCCGTCCAGACCACACCCTGAGCCACCGCATCCTGGTTGATCGGACGCATACCGTTGCCCGGATGGAAAGGAACGAATTCCTGACCCGGGAAGGTGTAGATCGACATGCCCTTCGTATCGATACCGAAGAAGGTGTTCTCCGGCATGACGTTGCCGATACCGCCAGCTGCCACGACATCGACGATGCCTGCGCCAGTGACGATCGACATGCCCTGAAAGCCAAGACGCGCAAGGCGTTCCGAAGCCAGCCGCTGGTGGGCGACAAAAGCCGAGGAAATGACTTCGTAGGACTTGGCATCCGCGATGATAAGGTCAGGATAACGACCGCCGCGCGAGCGCTGCAAGGTAATCCGTTCGATGATCTGGCGAGCCGTGGTGCTGTCGAACGTGGTGAAGCCCGAAACATCGCCTTCAGGGATGTCGAACGTCGAAGTGCGCCAGTTAGGAACCGTTGCACGATCAATGCCGCCATAAACGCCCGTGTTGGTGACGGTCGGGATAGCAGCACCCCAGCCAATCATCTGACGGCCACCATCGGCAGTACCATCGCCCACGACACCTTCTTCGAAGGCTTCCTTCACGGACTGCTCTGCAGCATCCATGTAGGTTTCCATGAGGTCGATGACTTCATCTTCACCGCTGTTGTAAAGCAGTTCGGTGCCGGTAAGCGAGAACATACCGACACACCGCGACCAATTGAAGACTGCCGAGTTCAGCAGTTCCTTGGGCGTGATCTGAAGCTTGTCATAGCCGGTGAACCACTGTGCATCGAGCTTGTCGAACATGATCGGAACGCGGAGTTCCGGCCCGCCGGCAGTTTTCATCTTGATGCGGTTCTGGTCCCGCAGAATACGGGTCAGTGGGGTGGAGTTGTAGACGATATTCTGCACATCGCGCGAACGACGTGCAACCGAGGCAGTCAGAATCTGCCCGTAGTTACGATCTGAAACGATAGCCATTTGCTATCCCCTCTTAGCTTGCACGACGCCTGCGCATTTCCTCGCGTAGGATGTCGCGTGTTGGGCCGCTGCGGTCGGGTTCGAGATCGGGTGATGCTGACCCCGGCGCAGATTTGATGGATTTCGTGCCGCTGAGGTCATCAACGCGGGCATCTGCGTCAGGGTTTGCCTGTGAGGCGGGCTGTTCGACATTCGAAGGAGGATTGAGCCTCTCAGCCATGTCGTAAGCCGCTGCCAGTCGGTCAGGCGCACTCAAGCTAGAAGGTATCCTACCAGAATTGAGGAACATTGCAATATCCCCCTTCAATTCATCATAGCGGGGATGCTGGGCACGGAACGGTTCGATCACGCTTGTCGCCGTCTGCTGCACCTGCATGTCAGCCAGCTGTTTCTTGAGCTGTTCGACTTCAGGGTTTGCCTGGGGCTGCTGGGTCTGCTGTTGCGGGCGCTGGGCCACCATCTGCTGCCAGCCTTCCGGGCCTTGCTTGGCGACGAATTGCGCCACCTCGTAGAGCGACACCGTGGAGCCGTCGGGCTTGCGTGGGCCGATCTCCTGCAGGATCGCATTCAGCCCTGCATAAGGATTCGACTGCATGAGGTTTTCGATCTCATTCATGCGCGTCAGGCTTTCGGTCAGATCGCGCCCGTTCGTCTGTGCCAGTTCATCAAACTCGCGCAGAGATTCGTAACGTTCCGTGGCCTTCTGATACTGCTGCACCTGCGTTTCGTATTCGCGGGCCATGTTGTCGATGTCCCGCTGCACCGGGCGCGGCACATTGAGCCACTTTTCGCGCGCATCGGGCAGGAAATTCTTCGGCGGTTGATAATGCCCGGGCTTGTCTTCAGCACGCCCCTTGTCACCCTCTACATCGTCGGGCTTGGCCGCTGCCTTTTCCTTGGGTTCGGCGTTGTCTTTATCGCCCTGCTGCGCCTTTCCTTCGGTCTCGCCATCTTCGTCCCCATCGGTTCCCTTGGCGGCGTCGGCGTCATCTTTGGCAGGCTCCTTTGCAGGCTTTTCGGCTTTCTCCGGCTTTTCAGCCTTGTTTCGGCCTTCGTCCTTCTTCAGTTCGTCGGCCAGCGTGTCGCGCAGAGAGGTTTCCTCCTTACCATCTTCGGCAGGCGGATTTACTACGCCGCCACCGGACGGGCCGGAAGGCGTGGTTTCCTCAAGGTTGGTCGAAACAGTCTCAATATCGGCTAGATCGGTCATGGTGTATCCCCGGTAACAACGGGCGGAACGCGGCCCTCTTTGACATCCTGGATCCCGGCGCGGATGTCGTCACGCCGTTTGCGTCGGTCGAATTCCGGCGCCTTGAAAGCGGGCAATTCATCCCGCCCCAACTCTTCGAACTTTTCGCCGCGGGAATTCCCCTCTGGCGTGCAGCTATGGCGATACGATGCGAGACTGGTGTGCATCTTACCATCTGGCCCCATGGTCGGCTCTATGCCGTCCGATATGATCCTTGGCGCACTGATAAGGCGCGAAGCACCAGCCCCGCACTCGCATTCTTGACGATCTTGAAAGGACGCAAGTGGGACGAACCGCTCAAAGCGATGACCGTCTCCACATTCGAAATCGTACAAGGGCATGGTTATTTGCTGGCGGTCTTGGTCTGACCTTCCTTCTTTTCCTCTTCGACGGGCTTGCCCTTCTCATCGAAGCGCGGGTCCATCGTCTTCATGCGATCGGCAAGACCGTTGTCGTCTTGGTCGATCTTTTCCTGTTCTTTCTTTGTAGTCATGTCAGTTCCTTTCATTTCCCGTCACAAGTTCAAATAGCTTTCCAGCGCTAAGCCCTGTCTGCCTCGATTTGCGCCACGGTTTCCACTGCGACATCAGGCGCCATGCTATGCGCGGCAAGCTTGGGCGCGTCGGTCGTGCCATCGGCCTCGATCTGGCCAGCCAGTTCCGCGGCAAGCGAGGGAACCATTCCCAATTCGCGCAGGCGATCGGCATTGCCTTCCTGTGCTTCGATCTGTGCTGCCATTTCAACGGCCATCGGGCCAGTTACGCCCAGAGCCATCAATCTTTCTGCATTCGCCATGTCACTCAGTCCTTATGCGGGTGTGTAATTATTGAGAACGAACGGAACGCCACCGCTTTCCACGATGGTAATAGGATAGCCGCCTTCATCGACTACTTCGGCAGGAGGCGCGCCATCATCTACAGGCGTGACGGGATAACCCCCGCTTTCAACTATGGTGACGTTCATCAATCGTCCTCCATCTCATTTTCAGGCGGCGACATAACTTCCCGCACCTCTTGGCGATCGGCTCGTGCGGCCTGCCTTGCGTCATTGGCGATAGCGCGCTGTTCCTGGCTGCGCTTGATCTCGATGTCGGACAGCGAACGGAACTCATCCAGCTGCGCCGTGTCGATAGCTATTCCAGCCTCGGACATGGCCTTCATGGTCTGTGCACGCAGCAGATCGACCTTGGCCAGCGCTTCCTGCGCCTTGATGCCCATTGCATCCGCATCCTGCTGCAGCTTGACCATCTTGGCCTGAGCATCAGCTTGGTCCTTCTGCGCCTTGACCTGCAATTCAGCAAACTTGCGCTGGTTCTCGGCTTGTTTCAGCGCGCTATCGGCTTCAACCTTGGCCATCTGTGCCTTGGCCTTTTCCATCTCCGCTTCAGCCAATGCAGCAACGCCCTGCTGATCTTCGCCTTCGCCTTGCCCTGCCATCATAGCTGGCGCCTGCTTCACGAAGTCGTCGATTGCCGTGTCCATCTGCCGGCCGACACGATAGGGCGCCAGAACGAACTTCATCAACTCGCCTGCCAACTTGGCCCCGGGTTCACCCATACCAGCCAATCCCATAAGGCCCTGTGTGGCGCTGTTGAACGCGCCCATGAACTCATTGCGCGCCTGTTTCTCGGCGATCTCATCCACCATGATGGTGGAATCCGTTTCGATCTCGAAGGCAAACGAGCGCGCGCGATCATCGCGAAGCAAATCCACCACGTCATCGATCGGCACAAGGTTCTCGGCTTCTTCGAACATCGGCGCATAACGAGAGACAATTTCCTGTTGCGCCTGTTGAAGCATCTGCTGGGCCTGCGCAGGATCCATGTCCTGGCCGCCTTCCATGGCCTTGTCGGCCAGCGCCTTCATTTCCTTTTCGGCGGCGCTTTCGATCTCCTTAAGTCGCTTTTCGATGTCCTTGCGTGTGGGCAATTCCATCTGCGACATGGCAAGCAGCGTGTCACCGTCGAACTTTTCTGCCAGTATCTCCGAAGCAATCTTCACCGCTTCAGCTGCAATCCGCTGCATCTCGTCGATCTTCTGACGCACACGCACCGATCCGAACTGCGCCTTCAATTGCTGAGCACCGAGTGTTTCTTCCGCCTGTGTGGCACCGCGCATGATGTCCGAGATACCCGACAACTGGTAAAAGTCCTCAATCAGCTGGCGACGGGCCTCGATCAGCCCCGTGATAGCCGCGGCAATCTGGTCGAGCGGCATCCATTGCACCACTTGCGCCCCGTCCATCATGGCAGCGCCAGGCACGCCGATGACAATGCTGTCGTCATCCGAGCGCATGACTTGGTGGATGGCGTCGGCAATGTCCCCACCTGCAGGGATAAGGCCCTTCATCTTGACCTGATCAAGCAGCAGGTAAATGCGCGCCGTCAGCGTATTGATCTTTGAGAACATGCCTGAGTAACGCTGAAAGTCGGGCACAGGGATAAGGCTACGCCGCTGCAGCGTGCCGTATGCTGGCCGTGGGCAGGGGAAGAACTCATCAAGCTTCAGGTGGGGCTCACCATCGTCCAGATAGACGTCCAGACCCTCAGTGACCCAGTAAACGCGGTTATTGGCCTTGTGCCATACTTCCCAGACACGCGCCTTGGCAGTCATTGCCTTTTCGTCGCGGTTGTCCACGTCGCGGCGCTCAAGGAACTTGATGGTGTCCATCTGGTCTTCCGTCAGACCCTTGAACCGCTCCTTGATCTCTTCGCGAGACATCCAGAACCCGCCAGCGACCCAGCCTACAGCAGACCACTTGCGGGCCACGTCGTGCAGAAAGTCATCGCGATCCAGATGCTCGACACAGACACGCTTGCCATCGTCGCTTTCATACCGCAGCCACATGACACCGCGGCCGGAAAACAGCAGGTCATCGCGAACCGACTGCATCACGTCGTCGATGCCGGTCTTCTTGAACGTCGAGACAGCGGCGCGCTCCAGCAATTCAGCCGTGGTGGACTTCAGCCGGCCCCCATCCTTGAAGATCGGCGCAATCGCAGGAACAGGCGGACGGGCATATACCGCAGGCTTCAGGACTTCCGACGATGACCAGAACAGATCCATCTGCGCATCTTTCCAGCTGGAGCCGCCATAGTCGGTCATCAGGGTTTCGTAGGACGAACCGTGGCGCGAGTAGATGTCATCGATACCGTGACAGGTGGCATCCCATTCCTTGAACGCATCCTGTGAGCGCTTGAGGGCCTGCAGGATAGGCGCAGAGGCCTTCTCGCGCGTCTGTTCAGGCGTGCCGGTGAAGTCTTGGGTGTCGTTCATGCCGTGCGCCACCGGGCCTGACCATTCGGCAAAGCCAATCGCTCGCCATCTGAAAACGCAGCACCAATAGAGTTACGAGTTACATAACAAACCGTTGCAGGAAGCCACTTTTCTGCCGCTCCTAATGAAGATTGTACAAAAACCTTGACCTGTATCGGGTCTCCAATCGCAACACTCATCGCCTCATCCTCAATGGCGGGGCGATAACACCATCCGCCACGACGCGCGGCGGTGCCCCCGGTTTAGGTTTCTCATCTTCAGGTGTCTTACCGAAATCCATCTTCGCAATCAACTGTCCTGCTAAGGCTATGCTATCCACTTGGTCATCGTTCTTGCCGACGGGGAAGCTCATCAGCTCACTCACGAAGTCAGCAAGCCACGGAGAGCCGCGTCGAACATGCAAGCCGCTTAGTGCCATCATGCCGCGGATAGACTGTGCCCTCGCCGCCTTTGTGCCTCTAGTCGGGAACTGCTCACGCGCCACATAGGACTGCGTCTGCATCATGCGTTTAACTAGGAACGGCCCGACGCTGGACTTGATCTGTCCGGCTTCTTCAGCCCAGCCAATCGGCTTCCATTGGCGCACAAGCGAACAAAGGCTTTCCACCCAGACATCGGATGCGGTCTGTTCACGCCAGAGATCCAACAACCAAAGCCGCCCAGTGTGGTCTATCCCTAGAACGCTGTGCACGGTGTAGTCGCCACCATCATCAGTGACCGCGTAATCAGACCCGCCAAATATCTGCATATTTTCACGCTTGGGAACATCATCCATCTCGATGATCCATTCCCGCTTGAAGTAAGAGCCTGTGTCAGGGGCGGGCCGTTGCTGGTAAAGTGCGCTCCAAGTCCTTGGCTTTCGCTTAAACACAGTCCAGTGATCCTCACCGAACCATTCAGGCCAAATGTATTCCCCCGGCAAACGCCCCAGATAATCATCGGCTTTCTCTGCCTGCGCCGGGATGCAGATGACCTCCCACGTCTCGCCATCTCGGCATTCGATCATGCCGCTTTCACCAGACCATCCCTCAGGCAGGATGCGCCCAGCCAGATCGTCTTCATGCCACCTTGTCTGAGTGATCATCAGGCTCCCACCAGGCTTGAGCCGGGTCAGGATGTCATCATCGTAAGCGTCTTCAGTCTTGTTGCGGATAGCGTCCGAATCCGCAGCCTCGCGCCCCTTGATCGGGTCGTCAATCGCCACAAAGTCCGCACGGTTGCCGGTTATTCCTGAGAGAATACCGCCAGCAAGCAACTCAGAACCATTAAGCAACGCCCACTCATCCGCTGCGCCACTCTCAGGCGATAGCGATGTGTCAAACAGGTTCTGGAACTTTGGTTGCTTGACGATCGAACGCATACGCCGGCCGAATTTCTTGGCAAGGTCGCTGCCGTAACTGGCCACGATCATCTTGAAGCCAGGTATCTTCCCCATCGCCCATGTGGGCGCCACCACAGTGGCATACGTTGACTTGGCGCTACCAGGAGGCAGGAACAGCATCGTGCGCCCGCGGTGGCGTTCTATGCACCTCTGCGTAGCGTTGAGGATAATCTCGTGATGTTCTGCCAGAACAGTCTCGACCGGCTTGAACGTCTCACAGTCTGGATCATCTTCGGTGACAGGTGCGCCGGGGACGTCGATGTAGCGGGCGTAATCGACAAGGTTGGTTCTGGCGCGTCGTCTGCGCAGGAGTTCGGTCGCGGCCTCCTGCGGCGTGATCGTGGTCACTGACCTGTTGCCAGCTTGGCTAGATCGTCATCTGTGAGGTCGGTTGCTTTGCGCACAGTCATGTCGCCACTGTGCTCGACCTCACGCTTGTCGCGCCAGTCTTCAGGCCCTGCATTCTTGAGTGCAAAGATAGTCGATGTAACAACCGGGCCTGCGTCTGCTGTGAGTAGTCTACTCTCGAGGAAACGCTGCCTTTTGACCTGGGCCAGCTTTACAGTGTCCGCAAATTCAGGATGTCTTTCCATCCATTCGTAGACACGCTGGCGGTGTATGCCGAGTTCCGCTGCGGCCGCGGCAAGCGAAAAACCCTGAGCCATCTGCTCAAGTATCTCTTCCCCCATCGCTGGCTTGAAGTCTGTTGGGCGTCCTGCGGGCATACCCCTCATGTAACCTCTTTGAGGCTGAAAGGGAAGGGGGTTGTTAGCGTGGATGCCCTGCGTGGATTCGAACCACGATTGCCGCGCGCTCTGTCTCTGCGTCAGTCATTGGGTGTCTCCGGGGGTGAGGGGAGGGGCATCCAGTGGGTTGGTGAAATCTTCCTGCTATTCTCGTCACGCCAACCGAACGTTCTGCTGCTGGGGGCAAAATACCACCCAAGTCTAATAACCTTGCGGCGGATGTAGACTAGAACCTCAGTTCCATCCTTAGGTGCCGTATCGATCGGCTGCCACGCTTGGGTGTGTGCGATGCGGTGGGCTGCGAAGGCTTGGACAAACCGAACATGGTCATATCCACCATCGCGCATCTTGGCCACCGATACAGGTGTTTCGCCTTGGTGCAGGTAATCCTGCAAATCCGCCGCCGCCTCACGATCTGCCTGGATCACCTCTTGGTCGCTTGTTTTAGTCATGGCGGGTATTCCAAGCTTTAATTGCCTCTTCGGTTGTTCCTTCTGGCGCGCCTTGAGCCCCACAATCAGTGCATTGGACCCAATAAGGCTCATCCGAGCCAGCAACTAATTCAGCAGGCCAATTGCAAAACGGACACGGTTTAAGCTCACCCATGTCTCACACTCCTGACTGCCCTTGCTGCCATCCTGCGGGCGCGTTCAAGGCGTAGATGCTCGTCACGGGCTGCGCAGTGGTGGAAGTGGTGGGCTTTGCGGTGCGGTTCCTCCGATCTGCCACGATTGCCTCACACTCCCTGACATCGGTTATGGATGCTACACCGTTAGAGGCTATGCGTTCGATGATTGCCATGAGGCGTTCAACTTCTGTGGCGCGCCATTCGAGTTTAACCTCGCCCCAATTATACACGGCTTCCGGTTCAGGTCGCACGGAGCGATTAGGCTTGTAGCCGATGACATAGCCATCCTTGTAACCTGTGTATCGAGACCAATAACGCTTGCCCAGATTTTCGTCTTCTTCGGTTACGCAGCCATTGGACCACAGCGTCTCACCACCATCGTAATCGGCAGGCTTTTCGCGGCACGGCTTGAAGCCTTGCTTGAGTGCGGGAACGGCCCAGTGGTCCAGCGGTATGCGGATGGTTTCTATTCTAGTCCAGTCGGCGACATCCACAGGGATTGGGAAACTGCCCTCATCACTCCAATAGGGATGGTCAATCATATCATCATCGCTCAACCAATCAGGTCGCGTGCCTACAGGGTCCAGCTTGTGTTCGTAGTATTCCATCACTTACACTCCCTCACAATCAAACCACCGCCCTGATAGAACATGGCTTCGTATTCCTGCCCGCCATCGGTGATGACCTCGCCAGCGCGGATAGGGTGATCGGTTTCCCATTCGCCTAGATCCTGGCCGTTCTGGGTTGTTACGCGGGTGATCATGGTTTGGGCTCCAAGGCTTGACGGGCAACAAGGCGTAAGTGCTGAGGCGAAACATCGTTAGCTCGTTCGATTGTCTCTAAAGCCACACGGTAGCGCTCTAGCTGATCGGCGGCTTGGCGGGTGTTCCAGACTGAAACCGGATCTTCATGATGAAAACCGCTTATCTGAAAGCAGCAAACCCGACATTGCACTTCATCGTTTTGCTCAACAGTGTGATCCGCTGAAAAATGCGCTTCACCACCACAAAACGGGCACGGCTTCAGCGCTTCAAGCTCCTTACTCATCTCTAGCCCTTTCTGTCGGGAATGTGTTGGAGGCGATCACAGTCCGGCGTCGTCAAGCAGCTTTTGAACTGCAAGCGCCATAGGCCCTGTGATATTCGCCCCCTGCTCAATGCGCAGGATCGTGCGCCATCCGTTTTTGCCAAGCCCGAGCGCAGCCGCCAATTCGGGCTTCGTCATCTTCAGCCTGTGGCGGGCGCGCTCGAACTCAGCGGTTGTCATGCTTCTACCTGTGCGACTTCAGCCATGAGGCTACCGAAATAGCGATTGAAGTACTGGCGCTTTGCCCGAAGTTCATCGAGTTCAGCCAGTTTCTTGGCTTCCTCAGCGTCGAAGTAGTCAAGCACGCGGCTGCGCTCAATATCGATGTTGATGTCTTCTGGGGCCGCGAGGATTTCGCAATCCTGCTTTTCGTTGCCGTTGTAGTACAGCATTTTCATCTCAGCCTTGTTGTAGCTGACTTCAACGTAAGCGATGATGATAGTTGGCCGCTCCTTGAACGGTTCGAAGCCGACAATCACACCTGTATGCACTTCCGGCGAACCGTAGCCAGGCTTGGTAAGAACTCGAACCGGATCGCCCACCTTAAGCACTTCAGCGCGCACTGCATGGCTGCGATTTGCGGCCAAGGTTACAGCGCCAACGGCAAATTCTTGAATGGCAGTAATATCGTTCATTTCGTTTTCTCCAGTGGACCAATCTCCACATCCATTGTCTGACATAATGTCAAAGGCTTTGCAAGAACATTTTATTCCACCAACCGCACGCCG